TCAATCTTTTTTGTACTTGTTTGGAGTGAATTTTTGTTTTGCTAGTTGTTTTGCCATTCGCATTGAGTTCTCAAGAGAGATGCGAATCATTTCTTTTGTATGTTCATCAATGGGTTCTCCATCAAACATTAATGCTTCTTCACTACTTTCTAATTCTTCTAATGTTTTTTCTAAATCACGTGCAATATCGCGTTCTTCGTTTTTCGAAAGCTTGTTAGACCTACCCAATAATTCATCTGTAGATATTTCATATAAATCAGCTAATTTTCCTAATGTTGTTGTATCAGGGTCACGATAGTCGCGTTCATAATTTGAAAGGACAGTATTTGTAATGCCGATTTTTTCAGCGACAAACTTTTGAGACCAATTGCGTCTTTCTCTTTCTTTTTTTAATCTATAGCCTAAAGTCATAGTTTATCCTTCCATTCTTCTATTTGTCTTTTCGTTAATTATTTTAACAATATTTCACGTTATGTGAAACTTTATTCACTAAAAGTTAAATTTTATCATTGACTTTCACTTTACGTGGAATTAATATTGATACATAAGGTTCACTTTAAGTGGAATAAGGTGGTGTTAAAATGGAGATTAATCAAAGGATACGAGAATTAAGAATTTCTAAAGGCATTTCACAAGTGTTTATGGCTAAAGAGCTTAGTGTTTCTGTATCAGCTTATAACATGAAAGAAGCAGGGAAACGTTCGTTTAAAATACAAGAATTAAAGTGTGTGGCAAAAGCATTAAATGAACATCCATCAATTTTTTTTGAGTAATAATTACACGTAAAGTGGAATTGGTAATAAAACTTGTATAAAAGTAGGTGAGAAAATGCCATCAACTAACATGGCAGTACCAACAGATCCGTCGCATAAACATATAAAAAGCACTTCAAGAGGTGACACCATGAGCCAACAAGAAGAATATGCGGCGACTTATGAATTTGGAAAAACGAAAGTTCATGTTGTGGCTCCTGAGCCAAAATCACAAAAGGATATCGATAAAATCCGTCAAGCATATTACAAGGCTGGTTGGGCCATCATCAAAGAAATACAAGTGAAGGAAAACATTGAGGAATAGTTCCTCTCTTTTTACATGGAAAATAGACAAGTTACATATGTACTAAATACATTGTAACCATTTGAAAACTAAATATGGAGGCGAACAGATATGGGAACAAGCATATACTGCAATTCAGCAATAGGGGAATTATTACAGAATGCTAGAGAATGTTGTGATAATGTTCAGCTGAAAACGAAGAAAGGGTTATCTAAGTACCTTGGTATTACACATGAAAGATTAACCCGTATTGAATCTGGACTTTCTAAACCAGAATTTGAGCTTGCGATGGATTGGTGCCATGCAACAGGAGCAAAGTTAAATCAACAAGCGATTAAACATATTTATGGTGTTGGATTACCGCCCACAGATCCACGTTTAACTCAAGATGTAAATCTACAATTGATGAACTACATTAAACAAGCTGAAGAGGGGATTGCGGCAGCGAAGGAAATCATGAACTTACAAGTTGCAACAAGATCATGGAAGCTTGATGAAAAGAAGAAACATGAATACACAGTTCATGCAAAAGAAATCTTCGATACAATCCAAGCTACGCAATGTGTAGTACAAGCTCTTGAGCAAGTACACTTTGGCATTATGGAACAAATACAAAAAAGTTGGTTGCAAAAGGCTATGGCAGAGAACGTTATTATTCAATCGGTGGATAGCTTACTGACTTTAACAAAGGTGCTGTAAAGGAGGAAGGAAAATGACAGTAGATTATAAGAAACCGAGTCTAAGAGAATATAAGGAACTAATTCGCTATGATGCAAAACTAACTGGTGAAATTAAAATAGCAGAATTACTTAATGAGAATTCAAAAACAGTTGAGTTAAAGCAAGAGAAGAAATTGTTGGGGATTCGAATCAAAATTATCGAAGCATCATTCATTTTGAAACATAAATGGGCAAATAAAAAAGCTACCGCCTAGACAACAGTAGCTCTGAAAAATATCGTAAAGCAATTATAACATTATATAAATCATTTGGACAAGCCACTGTGCTTGTCGTTATGACCAGAAAGGAGATTGTTCCTCCCATACCCCTACAATGTTCCTTTCTGGTTGTAACGATGCGTACAGCATCAATAAATAAGAGAAAGAGGTATAGTTGATGGAATTAAAGGGAAATAAGCAATGTGCAGAATGTAATAACAGTAATCCAACTGATGCGAATTACTGCGAAATGTGTGGGACAAAAATTAATAAAAAAAGAGGTGTTTAAACACCTCTGAGATTCATTTCAACAAAGTCATTTGGGTCCATTTGAGTTTGTTCAGCTGATTCTACAAGCAAATAGCTTTCTGATCCACATATTTCACAGTAGAAAGCATCTGGCGGATTCAAGTAATCACATTGATTATCAGAATTAGTGCAGTTGTTATAAAGATATGTACCACATTTTTTGCAAAAACTAGCATTATCTGAAATATCTTCATTTCCACATTTTATACATGAAGAGAACCTTAATGAATTATCTGTTGGCATAATTTATAACCTCCTTTTGTTGTTACTAATTTTACAGACAAAAGAGAAATATTTCCATAAATAAATTTAGATGAGGTGAGACCTATGAAAACGCAATATAACGGTTTAGCGGAACTGGTTTTTCCAAAGGACTTTGAGCTTGCTAATAAGTTACACGATTGCATGGTAGCTTATGTTCACAACATCTTTAATGCTCAAACAAAAGAAGAGGCTGATCGTTGGGATGAAGAAGTAATTCGTTGTTCGAAAGATTTTATGAAGCTTCGTGAAGCAAAGCAAGATTATGAGGCATCGAAAAGTTATCACGTGGTAATAAAAGATTTCCGAGCGAGAGGAATCAATGTTTCATTAGTTACTCGAAAGAAATAAAAAATCTATCACTTTGCAGAGTGATAGATAAATGGTTTTGCTAAAGATCTTAGGATTAATTATATCAAATTAGCATTCGTATAACAACGGAGTGTGTTGCATGCTTTTAGACAAGTTATTACATAGAGTGTTGCTGAATCCTAAATTGTTTCAACAAGCAACATCAACACAACACCTAAATTACTTAGTAAACCAATATCTCAAAATAGGATACAAGAATTATCGCTTGTTACGTGTAGAGGACGGATTCGCGATATGTAAACGGGAGGATGAATAATATGGCAGTTTATAGACCAGTACACGTTTCATTTTGGCAGGATTCATTTGTTTTAGATCTTACACCGGAGGAGAAGTATTTCTACTTATATTTGATGACAAACAGTAAGACGTCTCAATCAGGAATCTATGAGCTTCCACTTCGTATTATTGAAACTGATACAGGATACAATCGTGAAACTGTTATGAAGCTATTAGAACGTTTTGCTGAGTACGGAAAAATTAATTACAACCAAAAAACAAAAGAGTTGTTCTTAATCAACTGGTTGAAGTTCAATCCAATTAAAAATGTAAACATTGAAAAGTGCGTCTTAAAAGAGATTCAATCCGTGAAGGACCAGGATTTCTTAGTTGATTTCTATGAAACTTGTTTGCAATTAGAACGTGAACAAGATTTTAAAATTCCTCGTATTAAGGAGTATTTATCAGTCCGTCTGGAGGGGCTTATAAGGGGCTTCCAAGACCCTAGCAAGGAAGAAGAAAAAGAAGAAGAAAAAGAAAAAGAACAACAAGAAGAACGCGCAAGCGCGGAAGAAGTTGTTGAGGTTAATCCAATTTCTTTTTACGAACAAAACTTCGGACTGATTACACCTTTTATTGCAGATGGTATTCATGCATGGATAGATGATTTAAATGCAGAGCTAGTTATTAAGGCTATGGAGATTGCTTTAGAGAAGAATACCAGAAACATGTCTTACGTAAATACGATTTTAAGAGATTGGCATCTTAAAGGCTTCAAAACAATAACTGATGTTGAGGCAGCTGATAAAGCGTTTCGTACTCAGCGATTAACAAAGGCGCAACAACAGATACAAGCTCCCTATCAACAAAAAGGGTTATCGGAATCTACTAAAAACGTAATACAGCAGCAACAAGCGTGGGAGCAGAACATTCCAACAGAAGAAGAACTTGCAGTACTTAATCAACAGAATGCGTGGTTGGCCCAATGAGCAACGATATGATTCGTAACGTAGAAGCCGAACAAAGTGTTTTAGGTAGCATTATCCAAGAAGGTGATTTAATTAAAGATTGTCAGCTAAAGGTAAAACAGTTTTTTTCACCAACGCATCAAGTGATTTTCAAGGCGATGAGAGAATTAGAGGATGCTGAAGTCCCGATAGATCTTGTTGCTCTCATGGGGAAATTTGAAGACAGTTTTATGAATCAAATTGGTGGTATTGCGTTCTTTGTAAACTTAACTGAAGTTGTTCCAACGACGAAAAACTTTTCGTATCACGAAGGTTTAATTATCAAAGCTTGGAAAATGCGACATGCTCAAGAGGTTGCTGGTAATTTATATAATCGTCTTCAGCAAGAAAGAGATATGAGCGCTATTAGTACTTCGATTGATGAGTTAAGCGCCATTGAGGAAACAGGTTATTCAGATGAATTTAATTTAAAGGAAACCCTAGTTGATCTGTATAAGAACATGCAAATTGATGTAGGAGATTTAACCGGTATACCAACTGGTTATGACGACTTAAATAGAATGACAGCAGGGCTACAAGAAGGTGATTTAATCATTATCGGTGCCCGCCCTTCAATGGGGAAAACAGCATTTGTATTAAACATCGCTTTTCATGCAGCAAGCGCTCATACAGCAACAGGAATCTTTTCACTAGAGATGGGAGAAGAGCAGTTACTGAAACGTATGATTTCAAGTACTGGAAATATAGATGCTACGAAATTGAAGAATCCTAAGAAGCTATGTAATTTAAAGGATTGGGAAAAGATTAGTCAAGCGATGGGATTAATCAATGATTTGCCATTAGAAATTTATGATAAAGCAAATGTAACAATGCAAGAGATATACGCAAAGACTAGGAAAATAAAGCGTAAGTACCCTGATAAAAAGGTTTTAATTGCTATTGATTATTTGCAGCTTATTGTGGGCGATCCAAAGCATAGAGGGAACCGCATGCAAGAGATTGGTGAGATTAGTCGTAAGTTAAAACTGATGGCAAGAGAATTAAATGTATGTGTAGTTGCATTATCACAGTTAAGTCGTGCTGTAGAAAGTAGGCAAGATAAGAGACCATTGCTATCAGATTTACGTGAGAATGGTCAAATTGAGCAAGATGCGGATTTAATAGCATTCTTATACCGTGAAGATTACTATGACCGCGAGACAGGAAATAAAAACATAACGGAAATTATTTTAGCAAAACAGAGGAATGGCCCAGTTGGTGTTGTTGAACTAGCATTCATTAAAGAATTTAGTAAGTTTGTAAATTTAGAGAGAAAGTTCAATCATCAACAGGAGGCTTAATCATGTTGTTACGTCAGGAAGTAGAACGTAGAAAACTAGTAATTATTCGCAAACTATTAGGTCTGGGATTATCGGAAATTAACGGACAAACATTAGATCAACTAACGTTAACGCAACTTGAAGGAATCTTAGTTGCAAGTTTGCAGGTATTGGAGGGGAAAAACAATGCCAAAGCAGTTAACAATTTTTGATGTGGAACCAGTAGTATCTTTTGATTTTAAGAAAGCTCATATTCACCGTTTGAATTCAAAGTTACGGTATGCAGATGTGGTTGTGCAAATACCAAGTCAAGCCAAAGCGATTGATGAATTAAAACTAACAACAGCGCCTGATGAACGTTATGAGTTGTTTGAGAATTATACAATTGGGATTTGGCGCTATAAGCGAGTGGAGGATAAACAATTTGTATGGGAAGAGGCAGAAAAAATGTGTAAGCAAGCAAGGGATGAAAAAAAGCCCATTCCAATACGGCTCAATTTGTCACTTGAACAACCATTTGTTCCAGAAAATGTTGTGCGATATTTATAGACAAATAAAAAAAGCTGAGATCACTCTCAACTTACTTCGACAAAGTAATTATAACATATGGGAGTGATCTTGGTGGGAATTAGAAAAGAAAATCTTGTTGAAATGACAGCTGAAATAGATTTGAAAACAAACGGAATATATATTGTTAAAAATGGTCAGGTCCAACTAATAGAACCACCTCAAGGTGGATTTGGTGAACAATCATTTATATATCAAAGCGGAAAAGTAATTCGTATGGAAGAACGAAAAACACAGTTATTATAATCAAATTTGAATTTTATTAAGAAATGGAGAGATTTAAATGATTGAAACAATAATAGTGAAGTGGTATTGCAAACATTGCGATTCTTTTAACCGTACAGAGGTGCGTGCAAAAGGGAACGTTAACGATGAACATTATCATGGTTTTTGTAAAAAATGTAATGAACAACATTATGTAGTTATGTCAGTTCAATTAGAAGCAATGTAGCCTGTAGAGGAAGAAAACTAAATAAAAGCGTTATTTTAAATAAAAAAGCAACTATTAATAGCTGCTCTGTAATTATTAAAGTACGTGGAGATTTTCGATTTTGATAGATAAGTTTGAATGATTATCTTCATAAATATTGCATTGAAGAGTTAAGTCGCTTAGTTCATTATCAAAAAACAAATCAAAATCAAGATGGTAGGTAAGTTTCAGGTTTTTGATTGGTTTATCTTTTTCGAAGAGATGTATAGTTTCATCCCAATTATGATAAGCATTATCTGGTGGAAGAGTCATAGTGCCTGGGTAAAAGTTTATTTCTTCTAGAATATCTTGTTCTGTTAATTCAGGCTCTATTTGGCCATTAGCCGATAGTATAGAAAGATTACCGTCAACTAAGTTTTTCACGATTGGTTTTAGTAATGTAATAATGATTTCTTTTATTTCGTTATGATTCAAAGCAGTAACCTCGTTTCTTAAAGTATTTAGTTCATTATACATTGAATGGATAAATGATAAATCAAAATGGAATAAAATAGTTATTTGAACAATAAAAAAGCCCTAGCAGGGGGGCTAGGGCGGGGGATGGGATATTAAGAATCATTGATTCAATTAATAACGAATGACTTCTTCGAATGAGTTTAGTTTAACATACAAACTTGTGTATATGTTTTACAAAATTATGAACAAAGGGGAATGGAAAATGAAAATATCAACAATTGTATTTAGAACAAAATCCTTATTTGAGAGAAAAAGAATTATTTCAAATGTTGTAGTTGCGATTCAGCCATTCCCGCACCAATAATAGCACCAATAATTAGTGCGCAAGCAATTAAAATACCTAAAATTATTAAAATAGCAAAAGTGATTTTTTTCGCTGTATCTCCTTTCGGAGCAAGAATAGCTAAAACAATTGAGATAGATAGTATAAAAATACCAGTTAAAGAACCAAAGTGTACATATCTAGAAAATGAACCGAAAAATAAGAATGCAGTTAAAAACATTGAAATGAAACCAAAGTATTTTCTCATTGTTTTAGCCTTTCTTGAAAAAATGAATTATACAGATTATACCATAATCAAAGTGAATTGAAGTTGAATTTCAACAAAAACGCTATTTGAATAGAAAGTGAGGGAAGAACTTTTGAAAAATGTAAAAGATGATACGAAGTGCCAAACATGTATTTTCTACGGATTATGCACGAAGGCGAAACTCCCACACTGTCTAGGAGAGGATTACTTTAAAGACAGTATCCCAAAAGAAAAACAAAACTAAACAAAAATTTCATTTTGTCACAAATAAAAGAGCAGTTAGCCCAGTCTAACTGCTCGACACAAAGGTAATGATCTAGATGCATAGATATTATATGCCGAATTATTGATTTTATTCAAGAAGGAGTAAAGATGTCTTTAAGGAATAGGAGGAACGAAACAAAAGAGCAGCTAGCAAGAGCTAACTGCTCGCCTCTCGACCAAGAGAGCAAGAGTGGGAAGAATTTAAAACTACCTTTTAAATTCTTCCTTAGTATCGGAAAATATTTAGAATTTTATTCGTATAAAACATAAAAAGAGCAGCTAGCAAAAGCTAACTGCTCTCCAGAAAAACGTTAAGAAGGAAGTTCAGAACTCAAGTGTATTTATAGTATGGACAAGGTATATGGATTTATTCAAGGGGGAATCGATAATGTGCACTTATTGGGAAAACACAGTTAAAGAATTCTTTAAGAAGCAAGAGCAGGAACGAAATAAAAGAGCAACTAGCCAAGGCTAATTGCTCTATTCATGGGGTCTCCTACATATATGTGTAGGCTGATTATAGTATTTGTAAAATCTAGAGTTTTATTCAGGAATAAATAAAAGAGCAGCTAACAAAAGCTAACCGCTCATATAAGGAAATCGGAGAAAGATAACCATGTGTCTACAGTATTGACGGAATATAGAATTTCATTCAAGGGGGGAGGGGGAAATGAATAAATTTAGGCCGTTCCAACTTGGTCTTGGTCTGCGACATCAGAATCGAATGTGTTTGTTGCACTAACACCGTTAAATGTATTGGCAACAAAAGCAACATTTGATGAACCTGAACCATTATAAGCTTTTGTATTTTCTTTTGGGGAAACGTTATAAAAATCACCTAAGTTGAAAGAACCGTTACTATTTTGTACAACAAGATTTCCAACAACAGATGGCATTGTTTTCACCTACTTTTTTAGGAAGTATTTAAATTAGTATATAGTGTATGCGTCTAGAGGTTCATCTGGATTTAAAAATTTTGAAATGAAGTTTGTTAGAAAAAATAACAAAATAATCCTTTTAAAGTGAAAGCAAACTGAATATAGTCCGGCTAGAAAACTAGAGGACACCAATTCGTTAAAGCGGCAATCAAAGCTGTTTTAGGGATAGGTGTCCTTTTTATTTTTGAAAAAGGAGATGGGGAAATGAAGGCGCTAAAAGATCAGTTACGTGAATGGAAAAAGCAATCAAAACAAGCTAAGAAGAAAAATAAGAAAAAACGAAAAGAGAAATTAAGCACTCGTGAGATTGAGGATTTAATGGGGATGCATAGACCTTGTTATGAGCGTAGGCGTGGAGCATTAAGACAAAAGTAATTAAAAAATAAAAAGGAGTGGTCTTACATGACTATACAATTATCTTTCTTACCAAAAATCGATAGAGCAGCAACGCAGAAAAAATTAGAAGGTGTTCTCGAAAATGTACGTTTATATAGACAGTTTGGAATGATGCGTGAAGAAATGAAAGTCACTCCTTCTTATGAAATTAGATATCACGGACCTACAAATGATGTAGGAAAGCCATTAGAAGATGTAGCGATGGCTAATATACAACAAAGTAAACGAGAAGAGTGGATTAAGAAAACGTCATTTCGTATCGATCAATTCCTAAATCGTTTGGGTAATGGGCGTGCAGGGGAAGATCAAAGAAATATTATCATTAAGCGTTATTTAGAAGATGAAGATGTATGTGATTATATGGTTTATAACGAAATTGGTATGAGTGAGCGTACGTATCGACGTGTTAAGGCTAGAGTGTTTTATAAACTTGCTTTTGCTCTTAGATTAGAAGTTTACGAGACAGAAGAAACTGGAGGGATTGAATAATGAATTTTGTTCAGCCAATACGTGATCCAGAGCAAATACAACAAATTAAAGAGTATTTAAAAGAAAGGAGTGAGCGTAATTATATCTTGTTTGTAATGGGGATTAATACAGGTCTACGTATTAGTGATATTTTAAAACTGAAGGTTGGAGATTTAAAGGGAAGCCATATCTCAATGCGCGAAATGAAGACAGGTAAGCAGAAACGAATTCAGATTACTGCGGCATTAAGAAGAGAATTGAAATGGTACATCGAAGAGATGGAAGATCATGAGTATCTAATTAAAAGTAGACAAGGAAAAAATCGACCGATTGGAAGAAGTATGGCATATAAAATACTTAGTACCACAGCAGCGGTGTTTGGCTTAGATGAGATTGGAACACATACACTACGTAAGACATTCGGATACCATATGTACCTGCAGACAAAGAATATAGCTTTGCTAATGGAAATATTCAATCATTCAAGCGAACGGGTAACCTTAAGGTATATAGGGGTAAACCAAGATGCAATGGATAAAGCAATGACTAGGTTTAAAATATAATTTTTTACTATATTTAAAGGTTTACCAGTATGTATAATGTAATAGAAAACGGGATTACAAATTAGTTTAGGGGCAGAGGGGATATGAGATATGGTTATGAAATTTCTTAAGACGAATTATATGTTAAGTATGTCAATACTCATAATTATGGGTCTAGTTATTTTATGTACAAGCTATTATATTGAAAATAACTTTTGGCAGAATTTCTTAGATGATATAGCGTCAATATTTATTGTTTCAGGTTCAGTAGCCATAGTATCTGAGTTGTTTTTAAAAGATAAACTAACAGAGTTTATTTTAGAAAAACTTGAAATAAAAGAAGAAATCACGCAAGCGGGATTAGTATCAATAGTGGAGAATCAAGAATTTAATTTCGGAAAATATTTTGATAGTTCTAAAGGTGAAATTGACATTGTCCATGTATATAGTAGATCCTGGACTACACGTCATATATCAAAAATAAAAGAAAAAATTAAAAATTCTAATTGTAAGATTAGGGTTATATTACTTAACCCAGAATCGGAATTTGTATGTGGATTAGCAAAGTATACCTATGATTGTTCAAAGGAAGATTTGAAAATAAGAATGATAGAGGCTCGAAAGTTGTGGGAAGATTTGTATAAGGAAGTGGAACAAGTTGAGGGGCTAAAAAGTTCTATTAAATTGTACTATACAAATTCCCTTCCAATGCATTCATTGTATAGATTTGATAATAATCTTATATATGTTCAATCCAAGGCAACTGCAGGTAGGACTAATAATTTGACCACCATTATCTATAAGAAAGATTCTAAAAATAATGGTTTTTATAGCAAGCATTTAGAAGAAATTGAAGATTTAATTAGTGTTGCTGATGAACACCTTTTTACAGGGAGTGAGGCTGTAGCGCAAGTTTAATAATTGACAAGTATTATACAGTAAAATGACTTTAAAGTTCTTTCGGGTTAGCCTGAAGGGACTTTTTTTATTTCGATTTACCTATATTAAGGAACTGAAGGGATTTTAAGAAGTACAATTGTGGTTACTCATTTTTAATGAAGTGTGTAACTCAAAAGTAAATGTACTATGAAGCTATGAATATCAACGGCTGTAGCGTTTGGCTTAGTTACACAAAATATAAGATATGGGTAATTCATTCTATAATTATTAATCGAAATATTATATTATTGTTTGTAAAGAATTTTAAAACGGGGGGCAGCCAATGAATACAATGAAGGCTATAAGTGTATATGGTTTCGTACCAGTAGCAATAATACTCGGTACTTTTTTTCTGCTTAAGCATTTATTTTTACATGTAATGAAAAGGTGGGAAGAAGATCACAAAAGTGAACTTAGAGCTAGGGAAGACGAGTACAAAAGTAAACTGAAAAATATGGAGGCAGATTTTAAATTATTACTTGATAAACAAATAGAAGAACATAAGTCGGAGTTAAAGAAAATTAATGATAAGTATCAGATTAAATTTAGTAAATTACATGCAGATAGGGCGGTAATAATAAAAGATCTTTACAGCAAATTAGTTACGTTAGAATCAAACGCTAAAGATTTATTGGGACCAAACGGAAGTATTAATCAATCAATCCCTAGATCAAGGGCACCGAAGGAAACGGCTAAAATATTTGAGAATCTAAGAGTTAGTACAGCTGATTTACTAGATTGTTATATGAAAAATAAAATCTATTTTTCGGAAGAAGTCTGCAAATTATTTGAAGATATAACATATGGAATACCTACAATCGCAGTGCAATTTCTCTCATACATGCCTAGTAAAGGTGTACAGGTACAAGAAGAAGCTATTTCAGTGGAGAAGAAAGAGAAAGAGGATAGAATAGTAGCAGATTATGTTTATGATGAAATGCCAAAGATAAAAGTCGCTCTGGAAGCTGAGTTCAGAGAATTGTTAGGAGTAATTGAAGTATAAAATACATAAAAAAATAAGTGGCAGAGTTGTGACCGTTTTTTGGCAGGAAATGTGCAGGTTGTTTTGGAATTAACGTGATATATTTGTATTGTGAGAAGTGGCGGAAAACACAACTCATAAACATTCCTTTATATTTTTTCTAAGCGACTCATAATGATGTAACATAAAATCCGAAACCAGCAGATGAGATGGTAATGATTGAATGATAGATACCGTTGTTAGGCAGAGCTTTTGCTCTTCTTCCGGTTACTTAATAATGTTAATGCAACTGAACATAGCAGCATTAAGTGATTGGAAGAGGAATAAATGATAATTAAGTATCCATTTGGGTACTTGTGGAAAATAAACAGTTTGTCCAAGAATCCATAACTATTTAGCATAGTATAAAGAGAATATAATAAAAGGAGAGATATTATGTACTCTTATTGTAAGTACTGTAATAGCTATTATGAAGACTGGCATAATTGTGATAAAAAACGAGGTAAATGCTATGAAAAACATGACAAATCTTATAAGGATACAGCACCGATTAATGTGAATGTAGATTGTTGTTGTCACAACAAAAAAGATGATCTTGTAAGAGAATCAGGATTTCGTGCTGCTTCAGCAACTAATATGCCTTTGCCTCCAAATTTTGGTACAAAGGTTTTGTTTCCAATTGAAGAGTTTGATTTAGCTAATGAATATAATGCGGCAACTTCAACATTTGTTGCAAAAACTGCAGGGTTATATTTTTTTACTGCGTCTGTACAAATCCAACCTAATAATCCAGATGTTGATTTCCAGATAATTATAGCTTTCATAAAGAATGGTGTATTAGTATCTTTGGATGATGAGTTTAAGGGACGACTTGGTAGATTGAATCCTGTAGTTGAAGTTAATGACGTATTATTATTAAATGCTGGTGATACTATAGAAGTACGAGCACTTACTACTACTCCAGGTTTGGTTATACAAGGCGCTCCTTCTACACACTTTGCTGCGGGTAGATTTTCATCTCAGATAAAATAAAAGTACAGTAGTATTTAAGTTCACGTATTGTAACGTGAATCTATTTTATTATAGCAATTTATCTTTCTAGTATAGCTCTGACCTGTGTCAGGGCTTTTTTATTGGTTAAAATTAATAATGTATACATTGATGGAAAGATTATACCTAAGAGGTTTGTTAGGACATTGGTGATTAATAGATTAAGAGAGAGATTAAGAAAAAGAGGGGTGAAGGTAGATGGATGGTGTATATGAACAGCAGGTTGAATCTAAAAGTGTAACAGAATTTTTATATAATTTCTCAACTCAAGAATTTATGGAAGCCTTAAAGCTAAAGCAAGGTGTACAGGTCAACGACACGACAGAAGAAACATGGGCTATTAAATATGATTTAACTAAAGTAAAGCAGTATTGTCTGCTTATCAATAATTGTAATCTAGCTTATATCGAGAGTTATAAAAGAGCTTTAGAAGTTGATAAACGTATATATGTTGGTGGGTATTGTGAATAAAGAATACAAAACAAAAAAACAGAAGCGCAAGTTCTATGATAGTGGTGAGTGGAAAAGCATACGCGAACAGGTAAAGAAGCGTGACAACTATGAATGCCAAGAGTGTAAACGTAACGGCCGAGTGCAAATAGATACGAATGAATACAGTGAGAGTGCCAAGCGTAAGAAGATACAAATCGTTGTCCATCATATAAAAGAACTAGAACATCATCCAGAGCTTGCATTAGAAATAGATAATTTAGAAACAGTTTGCGTAAATTGCCACAACAAAGAACATGGAAGAATGTACGAAAAGAAACAAAATAAATGGGAAAATGATGAAAAGTGGTAA